TAGTGATGACACAAGCAAAATTAGTACATCTTCTAATTCTGGCTCTGGAATTACAATTGCCAAAACAAAGCTTGGAACAGATTTGCCATTTAAATCATTAGTTGGCGGTGATGCTTGTACAGTAAATAGTCAAGAAAACGAGATTGTTGTTAATTGTGGACAAGATCAATTTACTATTATAGGAGCTTCAACATCTTGGCCATTGCAACCTTCTACTTTACAAGAATTTTCTAATAATAATCAAAGAAGAATAACAGTTGATTTGATAAATTATAAAAAGTTTAGAATATTAGCTAATGTAAATACTACTGGCTCTGCTTCTTCTGTATTAGGCATTCAATATTCATTAGATGGTGGATCTACGTGGAAAGGAATGAACAACGGAACATCAGGTTCTAATAGTACAACAACGCTTTCTTTAAATGGGACGGGATCAAAAGTGAGTTCTTGGGCAAATATATCATCTGAGGCCATTACGTATAATATTCTAGTAAGAATAGCTGGATCTGGCGGCAATTCTCTTGCTAGTCCGGCAGTGACTTTATTTGCTATACAATTCAAGTAATAAGGTATTTATGGCAACTATAATAGAAAAATTTATAGACCCAACAGGAGCCGGAGATTATGTAACATTATCAGGTTGGGCTGCTGATAGAGTGGGAAATATAGTGTCACGAGACACTATAGAAATAGCCTCTATTAGAGGCGGTGGATCGGTTGGAGATGTGCATTTAGGATCTGGCCACGGATGGGTTACAGATGAAGATCACTATATACACATAAGAGCAGCTTCTGGTCATGAACATCCAGGCTGTTTTGATAACACTAAAGCATTTATAAATGGCCGTAGAGATATTCCTATTTTTTGTCAGGTTGGATTTACTAGAATAGGCCCTGGAATTTCTATATACAATAATTTTGATAATCCAGATATTCCTGAGCATCCGGCATACGGAATGGCAATACACCAAGTTCATGAAGATAAACCATGCGTTGTTGATGGTTTGGCAATAAAACTAGATATTAGTTCTGTTGGAATTCTTGTTGAATGGTGCTACGGAGAAAGAGGCCACTTTATAAAAAACTGCACTATAGTTGGAGATTCTAATCCAATAACTGCAATAAGAGTTACTAATGCTAAAGCCACTGTTTATAATTGTGCATTAATTTCTAATGGTGGAATAGGATTACAAGGTGACAATGACGGAGGAGTTTTTGAGCCTATTTTTGGTCCCGCTGCCCCAGGAATTGTAATATCAGAAAATAATTATATTAGCGCAACTTCTGGCTATGTTGCTTTTGGCTCTGGTAGCTTTTTCGTTAAAGGACAAAGCGATGTTACTTCTACAAATGAAGCAGTTAATCCATCTTATAGAAATATAGCCTATAAAGATGCTGGATTTTTTAATCCGTTTGCTGGTTCAGGAACAGGATTACAAGAAAGAACTTGGCAAGATTTGCATTTAATTAAAACATCTTTCTTGAGAGGCAAGGGCGTTGATTTAAGAGAGAATGAAAACCCAGAAGCCAATGTTTTAACAGACATGGATGGATTTACAAGACCAGAAACGCCAGATGTGGGAGCATTACAATTCAAGGTGCCGCAAAAAATAATAAAAACCATTAAGCCATCTGGCGGAGATTATACTACTATTAATGCTTGGGAACAAGATAGGAGAGGTAATTTAGCAAGGCGAAATTCTATAGAAATTGCTGAGATATATTCTGGTACTAATAATGTTGGCTTAAGAATGTTGGCTGGTAATTGGGGAGTAAATTTACAGTCATATCCTATTATTAGGGCTGCAACTGGACATTCTCATTCTGGGGTATTTGATGCAAATAAGGCTTATATTAAAAATAGTACTTCTATAAAAGAAGCAATATTCTGTACAGTTGGACATACACATATTGGTCCAGGACTTTCTATTGAAAATAGTTTTTATACTGGGGTTTCGGAAGATCCTTATTGTATAAGAGCGTCTGGACTCATTAGAGGTGGACCATTTATTATAGAGCAGTGTTGTTTAAAAAATGCCGTAGAAAAAAACAATACAAAGATGGTTAAATCGGAAATTTGTTTTTACGACCCTAGTTTTCCTCATATTATTAAAAATTGTCAAATTTTTACTGCTGGAGGGGACACAACTGCCCAAGGGCTATTATTGCACGGCTCAAAATGGAAAGTATATAATAATATTATTTATACATTTGGGTCCTTGGCAACTGCAATTATATCAGATGGCGGAGAATTAAAATGTGAAAACAATTATATTGCTTGTAATAGAAAATCCTATGATGTGCAGGGCGGCGGCACAATAATTAAAGGATTTAGGGATGCGACACAAAATGATGAGGCACTAAATCCCAGTTTAAGCGGTATTTTACGTATAAATAGTGTTTTCCTTGATGCTGATCCAATAGGCTATCCTAATGTTGCACCTAATAACTATTTGCCGTTAGGATCTCCTTTAAGGGCTTCTGGCATAAACTTAAGTAATCAACATAGAGAATATCTCTCGGTCGTAAAAGATATAAGGGGAAAATTAAGAACGGTTCCCTATGATATAGGAGCCTTTGAGGCTACTAATCCAGGAGAGGAATCGGTATCAACAGATAACTTTTTTGTATTATTTTAGGGGGATATAATGAGCTTACTGCCTTATGATAAAGGATCAACCGGAAGGTATCTAGTTATAGATCCTTCTGGCAGAGTTGTTACTACATCTGACCCTGCCGGAGGTCTTTATCCTCTAGGATTTGGAAGTACTGGGCGGGCAGTGATGGTAGATGCTTCTGGAAGATTAGTTACTTCTCCAGAAAGTTCTTTGCCAAGCGTATTAAGCTCTAATTTTGTTGAATTGCCATCTGCAACCGGAATAACAGTAAATCTTAATGATGGTAATAATTACTTTGTTGACTTAGAACATGATACTACGCTTACTTTAAACAATCCTACTGATGGTGCAACTTATAGATTTGTCTTTAGAAACAATGGTACATCAGATGTAACCTTTCCTGCTGCCGTTGCATTTAAAGGCGCAACAGAACCAGCACTAACACAAGTTTCTGGCGCACTTGATTTAGTTTCATTACTTTATGTTGGTCCAATTTCTACATATATTGGCGATACCTCAACCGACTTTTCTTAACTGTGAATAAAAAATGCCAACTACTATAATAAAGACAATAAAACCAGGAGGCGGAGGAGATTATACATCATTAGCCGCATGGGAAGCAGACAGGCGTGGTAATATAATTACAAGGGACACAATAGAAGTAGCAGAGTGTTATAGTGGCAATTTAGGAACGCTATCTTTGGCAGATGCAAACTGGACGGTTGACTCTACACATTATGTTATTGTAAGACCTGCAACGGACCATGAACACAGAGGATTTTTTGACACAGGAAGAGCATATGTTAGTGTTTCTTCTGGAAACGGAATTTTAGTTACTGTTAAATATACAAGACTTTCAGGACTTTCTATAGAAAGCACAAGTAGCTCAACCGGAGATGCGGCAATAAATTTTTCGCCACTTTTCGGAAAGGGAATCATGGATTCTTGTATTTGTAGGAATCCTACCGGATATGCAATAAGAGCATTTTCTGATCTAAGATCAGGCGGAGAAACAAACGAAATTAGAAACTGTGTTTTCCTACATGATTCATCTGGCGATCAAGACTGCGTAGATACAGGTGATCCTTTTGGAGATAATCCTGGAATCGTTGCAAATTTTTATAATTGTACTATTATTAATTTTAGAGATTCAAGACATAATATAAATGTAAGAGCATCAAGCCCTGTTTCTGATAATGTTAAATTACAAAATTGTTATTTATATCAACAGACTGGTGGTGTTGGCATTAATTATGGCGGAAACGGAGTCATACTCAAAGGATCAACTGACGCAACCAATAATACAGAGGCAACTAGTGTAGCACTAAGAAATATAGCGCTTAGTACAGCTAATTTTACTAATGTTTCTTATTCTACTTTCGACGCACACTTAGCAGAAGATTCTGCATTAATAGACAAAGGAACAAATTTGTCTGCTCAAGGCGTAACAACTGACTTTGAAGGAGATACTCGTTCAGGTTCTTTTGACATAGGAGCCGACGAGGTTCCAGATACGGGCGGAATTTCGCTTGGACTGTGGGGTGTTTAATGTCTTTAAATGATAGGCTTTTTGTATATTCAAATCTTTATCCTGGCAATAGTAAACGAAAATTAATGCCAGGATCTGGGGTTTCTTTCAGCGAGAATGAATCAACACAAGAAGTTTTTATTAACACAGAGATTAAAAGTGTTGATCTTCAGCCAATAAATATAGTAACATTTAACGATCCTGTTAACATTGATTTAAGTTTAGGCAATATTTATAAACTTGTGTTAAGTGGTGACACTACAATTACTTTTAGTGCGCCACAATCGGCGAAATACATACTGATCATAAAACAAGGAGTTGGCGGAAATGATGTTACTTGGCCTGTAAATGTTTTGTGGGCAGGTGGAATTACGCCAACATTGACACAGCCAGCAAATTCTGTAGATGTATTTTCTTTCTATTATGACTCTATGGACGATGTATTTTATGCTGGATCATTGCAAGATTTGCAGTAAGGTGAAATATGGGACAGGAAAATTTACCAAGTCCAGGTCTTTATATAACAGACGCAATATCGGATTTATACACAGACAATATTAAACAATTAATTGCTGATGCTGGCAGAATAGTTACATTATATTTGCCTCCGATTGGTTCTGGTTGTCCAAACTGTTTACAAGCATTTGATGATAGTTCTCAAGGAATATATAATAGCGCAAATCCATTTACAGTTGGCGGACCTTTACATAAGCCATTTGCTACCGGAATGACTTGCCCGGTTTGTAAAGGTACTAATGAAATTAAAACTACACAGTTAATATCTTATACAGCACTAATAGCCAGAAATTTTAAAGATTTGCAGTTTTCTGCAATAGGAAAAGATTTTGAACCTAATAATGTATATAGAACAAAAATGGATAAAGTTGCAATTGAAGATTTAAAAATAGCAGATAAGGCAAAAATAGATGGAGATATTTGTGTTAGAATTTCTGATCCTGTTTTGCGAGGATTAAGGGATTTGGCTTTTGTACAATGTTTTTGGTATAAAATGGACCGCTAATGGCTAAGATAAGAGTTTTAAATAGCAGAGAATTAGATCTACAAATACAAAATGCCATTAAGAGCAAAATGGAGGGGGTTTTTACAAAGGCACAATCTTTGTTAATTGAACAAGCAAAAGTATATAGAGATGCTTTTGCTAATAGTGCAGAATTCAATAACATGAAGACTAAACTAGTTGGGGAATTTGGATTTACGCCAGATGAGCTTGCCGGTCTAGATAAAGTCCTAGATTTATTAATGCCACAAAATGAAGTAACTACATCTTTTTTGGACACTGTTGGCTCCACAAAGTTTTTGATATTAGAATGGGTAGATTATCAGAAATTAAAAACACATCCATTGGTGCAACATCCATTAACTAAATTAGACAAATTTGGAAAAGTAGTTAGCGTAACCGATGTTATTTCTTGGGTAGAATGGCTAGAAGAAGGGGTTACTGTTGCTGGATATAGCTTTTTTAGGCCAAATAATAAAAACATTGATAGATCAAGAAGCAAACAAGGACTTATGAGAAAGTCAAATGGGTTTTTCGTAATAGATCCAACAAGAATATTTGAAAAAATAGGCAATGAAGCAAACAATAAAGTTTTGCGCCGTGGTTTTGGGGCACTTGTCCGGAAAGTAGGGAGACAATGAATACTTTTGGTCTAAGTGCGCAAACTAGATTTAATATAAAATCAACATTAGATTTGCTTTTTATTAATAATGGACTTTATGTAAATGTAGCAAGTGGGCAATATGATGTTAGTGGCGACAGAGCTGATCTTTTAAAAAGAGTATCGTCAACACTTTATGAAAGTCCGTTTGATAACTGGATTTATGAATCAGATGCTTCTGGTATTTCTCCTTATCAGCCAGAAGTTGCCTCTGGTGTCTATATAAATGGTGTGTTCAATCAGAAGGGAAGTGGCGTTTATAAGCCAAGAATAGACTATAGAAATGGTAGAGTATTTTTTGATAATCCTGTACCTGCGAATAGCATAATTACTGCTAAATTTTCCTATAAGGGCGTAAGAAACGATTTCCCGGACTCTAGGAAGGTAAATTGGATATTTTCCAAACTTAAAGATGCAATAGACTTTACAGAAAACGTATATCCTTCTGGATTTCAGAGACAGCTTCCTGCTGTCATAATAGACGTACAAAAGAGATTTTCTAGGCCATTTGCTCTAGGCGGAGCTAAAAATCATAACACTTTAGTTGTTTTACATGTTTTGGCCAATTCTAATAATAGCCTAGAACGTATAAATGATTTACTTACAGAAGAGTCATTTAGGAAGCCAATAAAAGCAATAAATTTTAATAAAATACCAGTATTATTCACCAATAAAGGCGATTTAGCAACGACTTATAAACCATTTACACAGTTACAGGGAGATTTAGCATTTGAGGCCCCTAAATTGTATATTGATAAAGCCGAACTTATTAGTGTTAATGAAATAAGAGGTGTTTGGATAAGCAGAGTAGACTGGACTGTAACTAGCTATCATTTGCCCTAATTCTAGTCTGGTCATGACGTATTCTATATAGCAATATATTAAATAAGTTAAGTGGATAATTGAATGTCTAAATGTTTATGGTGTCTTAACGAGTTTGAGCCAAATAGATGTACGCAGAAGCATTGTTCTAAAAAATGCAAACAAAAGGTTGATAATAAAGAGTTTTGTAGAAAAGCTATGGAAATGGTAAGATTCATAGAAAAGGCAATGTAAGTAATAAATCTGGACGAAAATGCAATACCAGAGTTTACTTGGATGCCATTGAGAATATACAAAATGGAGAGTATCAAATACTTTGTATGAACTGCAACTTTGCAAAAAGAACTAGCAAAGAGTGTCCGTGTAAAAAAATAAAAGATTGTTAGTATCTAGTTATTACGAAGACTATATAAGAGAATAATGGAGGTTTATAATGAATAACCGCATAATTTACTCGTGTGCCCAACTTTCATTTAAGGATTCACGAGCTGATCCTACTAGCAGAATAATGAGTTCAAATCTAAATCCAGATGCCACATTAGCGTCTGGTATTGGACCGGCTACTGGTATTATTCAATTTAACGAAAGCCGTTCAGGGCAATGGCCAGCTGCTGGAATGATCAGAATTAAGACTGGTGCAAACCTTTTTGAATATATTAGATATGGGACTTTTCTTGCTGCTAATAGAATTGGTGCTCTTACAAGAGGCGCCGTTACTACAACTGCACAATCACATTCTTCGGGAAACATAGCCCAGCTTTTGGGATGGGAAGTTCCTTTTGGGGTACAGTCTGTTTCAATAGGCACAACCTTTAACCTTGAAGACGTTTTCCATTTAGGGCAACTTGATGCATACGAAAACCGTGAAGGATTGCCAGAAATTGAAATTACAACAGAACGAGTCTTTGATGGAACTAAACCAATTTGGCTAATGGCAACGGACCCAGAATTTACTTCTCTTAAAGGTAAGACAGCGAAATATAAAACAGATGTTGCTTTAAATATTTATCCTGACACACAAGATAGTTCTTTTGGAACGCCAGACAGTACTTGTATAGGATCAGGAATGGTTGTTTCTTCTTATAGCATTTCTCTTCCAACAGACGGTAACTTTACTGAAACATTAACACTTGTTGGCAACGATAAGTTCTGGGGTTCACAAGAAGGTATTCCTTCTGGAATATTCCCTAATTCGAGTTCTTATGATGCCGAGATAATTGGATCAGGAATCGAAAGAACAGAGGACTTCGACGAAGCAAACTCTACGCTTCCTGGAGATCTTCCTGCTGGCGATCATATTCAGTCTATCGAAGTTTCAGTAGATATTACAAGAGAAGATATCTTTGAACTAGGAACAAAAACGCCTTTCTTCCGTTCTGTGTCTTTCCCAATTTCTGTTACTTCAACGTTTGAAACTATTTCTGACAAGGGAGATTTGGTTGATGCAATTGGAGATGGTAGAAAGAACTTAGTGAATCGTACAATTCTATTGCGCACAGATGGCGGAATGGTAATTGATCTTGGAACAAAAAATAAATTAAATAGCGTAACATTTGAAGGATTCGATGCAGGAGGGGGCAACGGAACAGTGACTATGGAATATAGTAATTCTAACTTCCTTACAGTCACACATGAGTTCTTTAGCGCAACTGCGTATAGAACAAATTATGCTTTGCCAAATTTCCCAGAAATTCAGCCGTCATAAGGGCTTATATAAAAGTATTCAATATATCTGGGGAGGCTTTATTGCTTCCCCAGATTTTTTTTATAAAAGGAAAGGGTGGCGATTGAAAGGTAATTATTATATATGCTTTTTTGGATCCTGATACATTAGAAATCAGATATGTAGTATAGTATTTATATATTAAGGCAAGGAATGGATAATCAAAGGATTATGGAAATTGTTCTCTGGGGCAAATCCTACGCCCAAGTAGCCAATCAATCTGGCGAAATCTTGTCATTT